CTGGATCGCTTGGAACTTCTGCAAATTTCACAGCAGGTACTGTTCAAACTCTTACTGCTGGTACTCTGACTGGAACGCTTACTGGTGGAACATATACTGGCTCGCTAGGCACATCTTGCAACTTTACTGCTGGAACGATTGGAACATTTAGAGCAACGAATAACGCCACGATTGCTGGACTCACATTTGGAACTGGAGGCGGAGGATCCATTAATACTGCTGTAGGTGGTGGAAATACACTTGGAAGTTGTACTGGAAATTTCAATTCTGCATATGGATATTCAGCATTATCATCAAATACATCTGGATCGCAATCATCAGCATTTGGATATAATGCTCTTGCATCAAATACAACAGGCGGAAGCAATGTTGGAATAGGCGCAAACGCATTAAATTCAAATTCAACATCAAACTCTAATACAGCAATTGGACATTCTTCATTATATTTAAATAGTTCTGGAACAGGAGCAAATACAGCAGTTGGATATCAGTCAATGTATACTATTACAAATGTTGCAAATTCGTCTGCATTAGGAGCAAATGCAACAGTAACTGGATCTAACCAGGTTCAGCTTGGAGCAAGTGGTACAACAACTTATGCATATGGTCCAGTACAGGATAGATCAGATATTCGAGATAAATCAGATGTAAGAGATACATCGATTGGATTGGAATTTATAAATTGTCTCCGACCAGTTGATTTCAAATGGGATATGCGTGAGGATTATAAACCAGAGTTTAATAAAGATGCATCTCCAGAAATATACAAACTTTCAAATATTACTCATGATGGAAGCAAAAAGCGGAATCGCTATCACCACGGATTGATTGCTCAAGAAGTCAAAGAAGTTCTTGATAAGAATGGAATTGATTTCGGAGGATTTCAAGATCACAAGATAAATGGCGGAGATGACGTATTGAGCATTGGATATACAGAGTTAATTGCTCCAATGATCAAGGCGATCCAACAACTCTCCTCGAAAGTCGATAGCCTAGAAGCTCAACTGGCCAACAAATGACGCTGTCACAAATCGCTCAGTTTGCAGGCGAGAAGATCGGTAAAACTGATGCCGATACGATCACGTTTCTGCAAAAGGCAGCAGCGCTGAACTATCGGCGCGTATGGAACTTTGCGCCTTGGCGGGAGACTGTTACAAATTCTACTTATGGAATTACGGATGTTGGACAAGTAATTATTACTGGATCTGGAAGCACCACCTCAAATGGAACTTACTCAAGAACCTCTGGTGGAACAAATACAATTTATTCAACTACTGGGAATAATAATTATATTCAATACACATCTGGGAATTGGCAGATTTTTGACTATTCAATTGGGCTTGTAACGTATTATAGCAATGGAACAGATTTAACGAGTTGGAATATTACATCTGGATCTTCTCCAGCACCATCTGGATCTATTACATTACTTCGAACAGTAACTCTCGGAACAAACGTCGAGGCTCCGCTTTCTGTGGCCTGGGGCGACGACGAACTTACCCCGATGGACTTGGCGACAATCATTTCACAGGATGCTGATCTCCTTGATATAAGCAGGACTGGCACACCGCAGGCGTACTACTTCAAGGGTCGCAATACTTCTGGTGTGGCTGAAATCGATGTTTACCCAGGGCTTGAATCATCCAGCACGACAACGCTGAAGGTTGTCGAGAAACTCCAAGCCCTTACACGCTCAAATTATCCTGTGGATTTTCCTCCATCTTCGAGCGCGTTGAGCGATGAGCTTCGCCTTCCTCATGTAAGCCACGTTGTGCTTGCCTTGACCCATGCCGATGCTTTGGAGCGTGAACGTCAGTATGGCAAATCACAGATTGTTGTTCAGTCTGCCAACTCAGACTTGGCATCAATGGCGAACTACGAATTGAGCCAGGTTGGTGGAATGAAGCAAATCACTCCAGCCTCGCTAGGCGAACTTGGATTAGAAGAGATCATCTAAAGCCATGCCGTACTTCACGGATGCCACAGATGATGTCTTGTCGGTAGCTGTAACCCCTAGCTTTGAGGGTGGCCAGGTATCTGGCATTAGCCCCAATCTTATCGCAGACAATGCAGCCTCCGAGCTGCTTAACATGACCATTTCTCAGAATGGTAATCTTCAGACACGCCAAGGTATTGAGACTGTTTCAACAAGCTTATCCACGGCCAGCACCGTGCAGGGAATGTTTTATTTCGATACGCCAGATCTGGAGACTATCGTTGTTGGATCGAACGGAACTCTTTACAAGTACAATACTGGATCAAGCACGTTCTCTTCCACAGGAGGAACATTCAATAATTCAGTTAATCAACTTGAATTTGCACAGTTGAATAACAAGCTGTTCTGGGCCGATGGGCAAAGCTACTTGCAGTTTACCGATGGAACAGACAATCATCGCCAGGGTACTAGCGTTGCGTCGATTACAGTTACAAATGATGGAAGCGGATATACAAGCACTCCAACAGTAACTATTGGAACTCCAACTGCTGGATATGGAACAACTGCTAGTGCTATTGCGACAGTTGTATCAAATAAAGTTACTGCAATAACAGTAACCAATGCTGGATCTGGATACTTGACAGCTCCATCAGTTACAATTACTGGAGGAGGAGGAAGCAACGCAGCAGCTACTGCAAATATTTCTACTCAATTAGCTCCAACTGGCTTACGCCTAATCAAGTCATTCACAAATAGACTGTTTGCAGTTGGAACAGGAGAGAATCGCAACACTCTCTACGCCTCGGACATTCTTGACCCAGAGATCTGGAAGACCACGAATTCAATCATCGTGGGTGGTGATGATGGAGAAGACATTATTGCAATCCAACCTTTCTACGGATTCCAAATAATCGTTTTCAAGCGAAACAAAATCTACCTGGTCGATGTCACGCCAAGCACAACACTCACTACTGGAACAAGCGTTTCATCCGTTGCCAACACGGCAGCAGAGTGGACCGTACAGACAATTTCAAACAGGGTCGGGTGCATCGCTGGAAGGTCTGTGGCGCTTGTGAACAAGGACGTTTTCTTCCTGTCGAATGACGGAATAAGGTCGATCTCGCGGTCAATGGCGGATGACTTCTCGACTGTAGGTTTGACAATCAGCGAACCAGTCAAGGATATCATTGCCAGGATCAATCGCAGTTATGTAGAAACCGTCAATGCGACATTCCACAATAACAGGTATTTGATGGCGATCCCGCTAGATACGGCAACCAAACCAAGTCACGTTCTGGTTTACAACTCAATCTTCAACTCGTTCGAAGGCTTGTGGGAAATACCAGCAGCCAGGATGGTCGAGACAAGCTTTAGCTCTGGGTTTTCAACAAATACGCCAAAGCTTTGTATTGGTACAACTACGTCGAAGATTGGTCACTTGACCGACTACAAGGACGGAGACACGGTTGACCCGACTACTGGATTCCAAGACTTTGGTACTGGGTATACAAGTAGGATCACGACCAAGGCGTATGAACTTGATGATCGATTTGCGCTTAAATATGGATCGCACTATGAGGTCGAGTTCTATTACTCTGGATCTACCAACGCAACGATCAGCATGCGCAGGGATACCGACGGAAACGATATTACGCTTGGTACTGGAGTTGACACAACCTCACCCAATGGGATCACGCTTCCGTTTAACCTACCAGCCTCGTTCAGCTCCCAGGTCGTAAAGCGCAGGGCGGATAGCCTTCGTTCTTACGACAAATGGCGTAATATGAAGTTGAAGATTTCGGCTCCAACCCAAAAGCTTGCCATTCGCGGGATTATCATGGCAGCCAACCCAGACACAATTCAGATTCAGCAGAATATATGACCCAGGTAGAGTTCCTTGAGAAAAGCGGTGTTTCGGAGTCTATGTCACCTAATTTCAGCGATTGGGTGGCCTGGTTCGATAAGCATGGTCTTATGGGAACTATAAGAGATAAAGAAGGAGATATCATGGGTGTTGCGCTTGCCAGGTGCATTCCTGCTGGCGTAGCCCCAGACCATTATGTCCACGACGAGTCTGGTGATAACGTATTTGTTGACTTGTGCGCTACTAGTGGTATTAGAAAGGCTGAGTCGGTAGACCCGCTCAAAGGCTTGCTATTGATCCTTTTGGATCGATTCGGACCACGCAAGCGCATCATTTTCAACCGTCTAGGCAAACCAAAGGAGTACGACTACTACAAATTTATGAGAAAGGCATTGGCTTAATATGGGTAAATCATCATCAATTCCGTCGGCTCCTCCACCACCAGATCCTAGTGCGGTGGCACAGGCCAATGCGGAAATGTATCGCAAGAACATTGATACCTATATCGAAAAGCAGCCTGCCATGGCCGAGCTTGAGAATAAGCTTCGCATGCAGTACATGCCTCAACAACGTGAACTTGAACGTCAATTACAGGCGCTAGACCAATCCGCCTCTGTTAGGTCGCAGTTGCAGTTAGAACAGCAGTATGGTGGCCAGCGCACCCTGGAAGCTCTCCGCAGGCAGTATGAATATTCGCCAGAAGCCTATGCACTTAACAAGGGTCTTGGTCAGCAGATGACGACTCAGTTCGCTCGTCTTTATGGTCAGAGTCCTTATGGCGCAGTTCAACCCGAAGTTGCGTTCTCACCACAGGCCGTAAAAGGTTCTGCAGATTATTACAGCAAGATTGGATCGAGCGTATCGAATCCAAACATGAGCGCTTAATATGGCTACTTTATCAAAAGAAGAATTTTATAATCAAACATATGCTCCAGCTCAAAACTGGAATCAAATACTTTATACAAATCCAGCTCATTTTAGGTCTGCCAATCAACCAGATTACAATGGATTTGTTGCTGGAAGCTCAACGTATAATGGAAGCTGGAGTAGTGGAAATAGAACATATGCAATGTCATTTGATCCAGCTCCATATGTAAAAGATTTTAATGCACAATACGATGCCTACGTTGCTGGTGAAGAAGCCAAGAGAAAGGCTGCTGAAGAAGCAAAGAAGCTCGACGAAAGCTACACCAAGCAGGCAGGCGAGATTGGAAAATATGCTGGTGAAAGCAGGACTGGAACGACTGGTCTTACTGGAGCGCTCGCTGCTTTGTCTGGCGCAAGGAACTATGGCGCTTCCGAGCTTGGCACGAAACTTAACTTCCAGGTCAGCGACGATCAGATTTTAAACGATTACAACACATCCAAGCTTAATTCCCTCAAGTCGGTTGTTGATCGCGGTAGTACACAGCTTGTAGGAATCAAAGAGAAACTCAATGCATCGAATTCTCTGCTTGCAAACCTAAAGACGGATGACGCTCGTCGCGCTCCGCTTGAGGCTTCGATCAAGACCCTTAATGAAGATTTGAAGAGCGTCAATGATGCTATCACATCTGCGCAGACCCAGGTTTCTAATTTCAAGCCAATTACAGCTACTGATACCGCTGGACAGAAAGAGATAACTTCTTTTCGCCAGTATCTGCAATTACCAGAAGAGCGCGCCACCGAGCAGCTAAAACAGATTGACCCGAAAGCTTACGAGACTGCTGTAGCCCTTGGTGAGAAGTACCGTGGTCTAGCAACGGAACCGCTGCCTGCGACAACGTCCGAGCAGACAGAGGCGCTCCGTAGCCAGCTCGAACAAGAAGCGATCAATCAGCTCCGCCTTGGGTCGACTCTTGGAGCTGAAGAGCGCAGGGGATACGAACAATCCGTGCGTGCTGCCCAGACTGCTCGCGGTAATATTTTTGGCGTTGCACCTGCTACCGAGGAAGCAGTCACGACTGGCCTGCTTGGCGAACAGCGCAAGCTAGCTCGTTACGGAGCAGCCCAGCAGTTCCTGTCTTCTGGCCAGACTACTGGTGACGCGCTCCAGCGTGATCTTGCGCTTCGCGATGCTCTGTTGCAGAGTAGGCTTGGCGCTGCTGCTGGATTTGTTGCCAGCGGTCCTTCGCTTTATAACCTTGGCAATGCAAGAACTGCACAGCAGAACGCAGCATTCCAGGCATACATTCAAGCCAACCAAGCGCTTCCTGGTAACTTTGGTCAAGGTGCAAGCACAGCGCAGCCTTTCTATCAAACAACGAACCAAAATGCGCCACTTCAATTGCAACAGACTGCTGCATCTCTTTACAACACATTGGCGAATTATAATGCCAGCACTTATGGAAATTATCTAAACGCATATAACCAGCAGCCTACTGGCGCTCAGACATTCGGTCAGATCGCTGGAGGTATTGGTAATATTGCAAGTCCATTAACAGCTCCATTTAAATCATACTCTATCCAATAACATGGCAGACCTAGTAACATACGGACCATGGACTTTGTATAAGAGTCCAGAATATGATGCTGCCGTACAGGCCAAGAAAGATGCGCAGGCTGCCGAGATTCAAAATAGATTGCTTCAGCAGGAAGCATTGCGCATATCAATTGATAAGGCGAAGAAAGAACAGGAGTTTCTTCAGAGTCCAGCTGGACAAGAACAGGCGCAACTTGAGGCAGACAAGATAAGGCTTAATGTCGAAAAGCTGAAGGGAGATATTGCTGATCAAAAAGAAAAGGCGATGAAAGCATCTCCAGGGTATGCTCCAATGGAGGCTGCTCGACTTGCAAGTTTGCGATCTCAATTGCAGGATGAACTTAATACGCAACAAGGATTGCTTTCGGATGTTAATAATCGCGTATCGAATTTAAAATCTGCATCTACACCTTTACCTGCTGGAACTTCTGGACCTGTCATGGAGAAGGATATGGCTACTCGCATGATGCGCCCAGCACTTGATATTGAGGTTGGAATGCAACAAAGGATTCCAGCGACTTCTGCTGCACTTGCTGCAACAAATAAACAGCTTGGTGAACTTGTTGGAACCGTTCCGATTCCAGAAAATCTTGGTGGTGGAACTGCTCCAGCCACGGCAGATATTAGTTCTATTTACAGAGAAAGATTTGAAAAACTTGTGCCAATGAAGGCACAGGGTATTGCCTACATTAATTCCCTACAACCTGGTTCGCCAGAACGTATGGCAGCAGAGCAGACTCTTGGTAAGATGACTGGATATGAAGATGCGCAGACAAAGAAGGCTGCTGAAAACGCTCTCAAGATTCCTGGCCTAGAAGGCATGGCAAGCACCGAGAAGGGTGCAAAACAAGTGCGTGATACTATCCCAGACTTCATTTCTTCAGTAGGT